TTTAGATGAACTAACACTGATTATCTGGCCTAGTGAATTCATGTGAACAAAGATAAAGGCTTTCACTTCACCATCACCTAAATCATATGGGGGGGAGGCATCAATAAAAATAGTGTCTACGTACATTGTACGCGAAACAGTATCTGTTTGCCCCTCTATCATTTGATAGCATACGTTAGTAAGTGACCAGTTTGAAAATGTTACGCTTCTAGTGCCTTCATAAGATGCTGTTCTTGATCCTGAATCAGTTTGACTACTGATTCTATATTCATTTTGAAAAGCATAGCCGCCACCCGTCACAACGTAAGTTTGCGTTGTGTCGCTGGTTGTGGAGTTGCTTGTGGTGTCCGTAGTTATAGCGGCCCGATCTACAGAACCGGCACCGTAGGCGGCCGTTTGAATCTTTGGCGCACCGCTCGCGCCTTCCGCTATCGCGTGCGGGTTTTGGTCCAGTTTATCAATCAGCCCCACGTTAATAGGACTATCTGCGTCTTTTTCTCCCGCCGTGACTGCGCTGTATGTTGCCATTGTTAAGAGTTCCCCTTTATTCTATTAAATAAGGTAAATCATCAGCAGCACCAACCTTGTCGCTGCCATCTGCTATAAAAGCGTATTTATTCCGCTCGTCTTGCGTTGCGCTGTCGTAATCTGCCACGCTGTTTGGTGCAATATATCCGTAGCGGTTGCCTGGTGTTATGCCCGAATAAATCATTTTATATTTGTAGCGGTTCTGTTTGTCTAGCGCTTTTTCTATTACTCGCAGTTTTATGGGCAATGGATCGCCGTTCGTGTCTTGGTACAGGTCGGTTGACAAATCTATTACATCACTAACCTCAACGTCTGAATCCTTGGCGTCTACGTGCAAACTTAACTCGATTGGTTTTGAGTTTTGCTTTACTATCCTGCTGGCGATCTTGGAAGCACTCGCCAGCGCTGCAATATACTCGCCAAAAACCTTTTTGATGTTTGGTTGGCCTAGTCCCGTTTCAGCCGCACTATCAATGTATACGTATAAATCAGTGAAGTTTTCGGCATCGTTGCCCTTTGCCTGATTTATCTTGTTATAGTAAACCCACACTTGAGTTACTATTGTGCGTTGATCCCGTTTGAAAGTGACTTTTGTGTCTAGTATATTGGCCGCGTCCGTCCATTCAGACGCCGGTATTACGTTCGTCCTAATAGCTTTAAGCTTTATTTCTTGTGCCGCATCGTCCCACCAAATCCCCGTGTAAGCTTGTGCACCCAGGTCGTGGATGATTTTATCCACGGATTTAGGCTCTTTAACCCAGCAGTCGAAAGTTTCCGATGCCAACGGATCGTCTCGCTCAGTGTTCCAATCGGCATCGGGCAAGTATGTGGCGTGATCTATTTCGGTGTAATTCTCTATCAGATCCCTGATTATGTCTACAACGTTGCCATTATTTTGATACACATCCCGCACCGCATCCCCAGCGCTATGAGCCGCTGCTGTGGTGCCGCCTTGACCACGGGAAGAAATCGTGATGCTGTCGCCGCCAGTGACGCCGGAATAAGCCACAATTTCATCATTAATAATTGCATAGCCGCCACTCGCACTAAAATTGGTGTTGTCGCCGATATCGGTTGAGCCCGTTGCTGAATCGGTGAGCGATCCCGCAAGGTTCCCGTATGTGGCCTTGGGTGCTTGTGATTCTTTGAGCTGGGACAATACGTCCGTGCCAAATATTTGCACCTTACCTTTTGAATCCGGTCCAGTTATTTTTTTAATAAAGTATCGACGCTCTTCAAAATTGGAAAATGAAAAAGTATCGCCACGCTTAAAAAAGCCCACGTGGATTTTAATCGCACGGTTCAAATAGTAGTCATTGTTCGCCAACAGCCTACCAAAGTAAGTGCCATTCCCCCCAGGCCAATTAAAATCAGTGCAGGTAACAACGACCTCGCCAAAATAACCCAGTCCCCCAGTGGCACTCGCACGCGTGGGCACCCACTTGATGGAGTTTACGCACGGCCAAAACATTTGCCCGTGAGGCTGCGTGCCGTCGCTCAGATACTCTTTCCCGCCGTCGGTGATTTTTGTGTCCAGGTCCAACTCGACAATATTTAGGGATTGGCGGGTGAGTGCGTCTCTATCCGTTTGGTAAGTCATTGAGTTATGCCCGTCATGTCAAGTCGCGCATCATAATACCCGTTTATGTTCTTAGAGTAACGAGGTTCGGCTATCCGCGAAGTAGGCCAACAATAAAAAGCCTGCTCGGTGTCGTTGGTGTCCCAGCTGATATAAACGGGATACAGCTTCATGTCGGCGACGATGTTGGCCCAGTTTGTGGTAAAAAAGGAAGCAGTATAATAAAATAAATCGAACCGGCACCGCTTCAATCCTTCCTGCAGGTTCAGCCCAGCAAGGTTCTGTCCACGGGTGATGTTGGCAATTACTTTGTCGCCGTCTGCGAACTCTGGCTTGATGAATCCGTGCTTTTGATCCCGCTCTAAATCCACCCTTGTGCCCAGTGCGAAATCGCTGAAATAAACGTTGGCGTCTATTGAAGAGATTACTATTTTGTAATAACGGTAAGTGGCCTGAGTGAAAGTGTGATAAATCACGTCGTCAGAGGTCGGCGTCAAGTCCGCTACGTTAAAATACGTGGAGTTGTCGTTAGAGCCATCAATGTCAATGGTGCACGTTTGCGAAAAAAGGGTGTGCCGCGCTATGCACAACGTGTCCACTGCTTTCCCGCTGCCCAAGTCCACGCGGATTTCTTGGGAGGAGGGTGCGTAGCCTGCTTGCGTGGCGGTGCGTCCGTCTGTGGCGTTGGCGAACCCGAAATTGGTTATTGACTGATCTGTTAAAAGGGTGGCACCGCGCAAAACGTTTTCGTGCAATATTCCCGCCATTTATAACCCCTGAATTATTACGTTTGAACCTTCGGCCTCGTTGATTTCGTCTATTATTCCGCGCAAAGCTTCGCGAGATAAAAATTGCTCATCGTCCAGACCTTCGACATTTACGACAACTCGCTTGACGGTTTCTTCCTCGTCGTTCGCCGCAACTATATCGTCTGCGACCGATACGTCCGGAACCGCTCCTCCTCCGGCACCGCCACTGCTGCTCCCACCGCCGCCGAAACTCGAGCTGGCTATTGCGGCTATGTTCACCGCCGTAGCCGCTGCTGCTATACCTGCGTAGGCGGCACCTAATGGCGGCCCCCCTATCTTTGCACCTACAGCATAAGCGCCCAAAACCGCTGATTCTGCATTCAAAAGCGCTTCGCTTATTGCCATAACCTTATGAATATTAAACATCGCTCTACTGTGCTGTGCTGCGCCGCTCAAAAGTGCGTCAAATTTTCGTTTGTCGGTCTGGAATGCCTTGGCAGCTGCTTTGGAGTTCATGTCTTGCATTTCTTTGTTGTGCTTGGCTTGACGTTTTTTGTCAATTTGGTCGAACTGCTGCTTTGTGATTTGTCCCCGCGCCAAAGAATCAATAAGAATGTTCAATTCATCTTGCTGCTGTTTGTTTAAAAGCTCATGCTCAGACATTATGCTTTCTTCAAGCAATTCCCGTTTAGACTTTAATTGCTCGTCAGTGATGGCCAAAATGTTAGAAGGAGGCGGCGGATCGTCATCCCCGTTACCAAATCCTAACGGATCATCGCTGCCTGATTTTTTTCTATTGTCTATGCCGTTAAAATAGTCCTCTAGCGCCTTGTCTGTTTTGTCTATCGTTATCTGCGCCCGCTCCGACGCCACTTGCAATTCAAAAAAGGCATCAGCAAATTCCAATTCTTTTAATTTTTTCCCTGCCTTCGCTATGCCAAAAGCAGCTTGTCCGAGTACAAAAAGTGTTTGAGCCGTACCGTAGGCAAATAATCCGATTCCCCTGACTACAGTTTGATATTCTTTCAAATCGCTACTGTTTGCTTCCTCGTCTAAAAGTTTTAAACCCCTGACTAAATCATTTATCGCTATTACGGTGTTCAAAGATATTTCATCAGAAAGCGATTTCATCCTGGTTTTAGATATCTGAATAGATTTATTGAACTCGGCGAACTCCTTCAAAGCAACCTCGGAAAGTATGCCCCCGTACCGCTCTGCTTGGTCACCTTGCTCTTTTAAAAGCTTCCCATTTTTAGCAAATAGCGGGATTAGTGCCGTGGCGTCGTTGGCGATTGCTTCCATATAGAAAGTCATTTGCGCCTGGCTAACGTTAGCTTTTTCCAGTGAACTTACGTACAGCTGAAGCGCTTCGGACGAGTTCAGATTTTTAAATTGTTCCGCTGTGACGCCAACCTTTGGTGCGATATTGTCGAAAAAATCAACCATCGGACCGGCACCCGTTGCCATGAAATCCCCGATTTTGTCATTAACATCTTTCAGTATATCTGAAACTTTGTCCTGCTCGATCCCCAATTTCTGAGCACCGAAAGCCATCCTCTGAAAAGATTCCGTTGAAACGCCAGCTATCCGACTGAGGTTTTGCAGCTCTTTTGCGGAATTGGCCGCTTCAAGGGTAACTTGCGCGAGCTGGCCAACTCCCAGAACGGCGAAAGCAGCCTTGACGACGTTGGCAGCCTTTTTCGCTCCGTCCTCAAAGCTCTTGATGCTTTTGTTGGCTTTTTGCACTTCCTTCAAAAGCTTCGCGCTGTTTGCGGTCATCTCAACCGCCAATGTTGCCAGTGTTCTAGCCAATGCTCAATGCCTCTTTTATGTCGTTGACCAATTGTTTGTCTTCTTGCACTTTGCCAAATTCAGGCATAAAATCCTTCGCACTAAACTTCTTGCTTTTGGTGCCGGAATGGATGTTCGCGAGCACCGAACAAATCAAAGCAGCTCGGTAATCTTCCCTCCACTCGCCAAACGGCTCAATCGAGCAGTACGCCATCGCCTCGGCGACGTCCGAGCTAGACATAATCCGAGAAAGAACGGGAACCGGCCAACCAATCTTCAACGCATATTTGTGCAAAAACAACTGCGTAGGTCGGCGTTTTAGTTTCCCGCTATTTCCTCTATCTCATCAGCACCCATCGAGTTGATTTCTTGACACTTGTCGAAGATGGGGTTTATGGTGGAAATTGGCTGATTGCCTAGCACGGTTATTTTCTGCTCGGTGTCAAACATGCGCTTCCCGTCCGGCCCCACAACGCAAGCAGCGATTAATTTGGCGCGAGCGTTGCTCAGGTTTTTATCGAACGAACCTTGCTCATTCTGAGAAAAAAGCGAGTGCTCGTAAGCGTCCCTCGCTTCTGCAGTCATTTCCCGCACCACGATGAATCCTCCCCACTCCGGCACCTCCAACTGCTCCTCTTTCAGGTTGCAGGTATTCACCACGTCCGCAAAACTAACTTGCTTCATAAATTACCCCCTTATGCCCAGGTGGCCGCACCGCTCAATCTCAATGATACCTCTAGCGTGATCTGAGAATCGACGGCGATCCCAACATTGTAACTTTTCACAAAAGCAGAAAAGCTAATTGTGGTTGGTCCCGAGTCCGTCAAGTCAAGCTCAAAATTCCTCAGCGTGTTGTTGTCCCGATCGGTGCGCAATCCAGTTTGCATCGTATCGGCAGTGTCTAAGTTAAGAGACAAAGACACCTCACCCTCATCTTTCAGACCTAGGATAAATTCTTTTGCGGTAGAACTGAGGTTGGTTACGTCGATTTCGGAAGCCGAGCCGCCACCTACACCAGAGACCGACGTCACTTCTCCGATTGCCGTGAATACTTCTGTTGGCGTTGCACCGTCGCCTCTTTTCAATACCACACCCTGAGATTTTAAAGTCGCCATATGATTGACCTCCTATAGCCAAATTGAAACATCTATTGTAACTGCGTAAATTCCTTGCTCATCTTCATATTCGTCGTCCACCACTTCCCCAATCACGGACTCAAACGTCGAAGACCGAAGTGCCAAGGGCAGTTGCGTGACTAAATTTTCCATCGTGGAAAAGGTTTTACTTTTGCACGTGAATGTGTATTCCCACTTGCCCAGACTGGATTTTCCCGCCAGCGTGTTGACATATTCCTCTGCCGCATCGAACAAAATCAACGGATAAGTTGGCGTTTGCGGGATCGTGGAACGATAAATCCTCCCCCCGACCAGTGCACTGAGACCTGCGTGCGCTTTCAAAGCATCCAACACAGTTTTCACACTCATAATATGCCCTTTTTGCCCAAGTTTGCCAGGCGTCTGCGCATGCTTTTACGGAAACGCATCAAGCCCTTTTCACCTGCCACAATGTGACGGTCCCAAGCATTTTGCAAATGATTCCCTGCTTGGATGGCACCACGGTTGCCTCCTCTGCCTTTGGTTTTCCTTGTTTTGGTGCCCCTTTCGACAATGTGCGCTTGCCAAGCCGTTTTTTTCTCAGAATAAATGATCACCCCAGCAGCTTTGTCTGGGCTGGAGAACGCACCTCGCGTTGCTTTTGACGTCCGCAGTCGTGCGCTCCTCAAACTTTTGCGCTTTATGGATTTTTTCAACTTTCCAGTCCGCACCGGCACCGACCCTTTGTATGCTCGCAGCGCAGGACCAACCGCAGTGTACAGAGCGCCTTTCAACTGCTTGCCCGCCATTTTGGCATCCAGTTTCCTGAGCTCCCGCTCCAATTCCTTGAGGCCTTCAACCTCAAAATCAATCTCCATCGTACACCACGCAGAAAAATCTCAATTCCTTGTCCCGTTCCTCGACGTTTATAATGCTTTCAATTTCCAATATCGTTCCGCTATAATCGAACTGGTATTGCTGGTTGATGGTTTTCGTTTTTTTGTCATAACGCATCGTGACAACGTAATCCGTTTGTGCAATTCGCTGGTCGTTCAGGTACGGTTCCCGACCCGAAACGGGACGCACATTGGCCCAGTGTGCGAAAACTTCCGCGAAAGTCAAATCCGTGCCGCCGTAATCCCCACTGGCTTCTGTGGGCTTGAGCACTTTTACCTTTTTGTTCAGTCGGCCGCCGTTCAAATTACATTCTTCCTGTAAGGATCGAGCAACGCTTTGAAAGCAAATTCCAGTTCCTTGCTCGTTTCGCTCGACCGGATGGTGGTGGCCTCGCGGTGTTCAAAATAATGGCCAGTCAGCATCAAAATGGCCTGTTTTATTGGCACCGGCAGCGTTGCTTGAGTGAATCCGCTCGTCGCCTCGACGCCCACAGCGTTGTAACGCTCGTAAACCGATGGCCAGGATTTGCCGAAAACAGGTCTAATTTTACCCGTAAATTTATCAAAATCAACATCCCCCAACGTATATTCAGTCAAAACGTTGGCCACGTCATAATATTCCACCTTTGTGATGGCGGTGATTGGGGAAGCGTACAATTTTAAATCCACACTAGGAAAATCATCAAACCAAAACTTGATCGGCCTAGTGCGGATGTAAATGCCTGCGTAATCTTCGGCGTGTGCGGTTGCAGCGGCGAGATATTGCAACAACAAAGAGTCTTCCTCAGAGTCCTCGATTTTCAGCTGGTCTTTGACCTCGTCAATGGTGATGACTTCAAGGGTCGGCTCCTGCAATACCTCAACTTTTACCACAATTTCACCTCTGTTTACGCAGTTGGTCCATTTTCAGGATGTCCCAGCACCGCCACAGCAGACATTAGAGCAGCCGAAGCATTGGCAGCTGGCGTAATGGTCAGCCTGACGTAGCGTTTTGTGCCACGGTAGCCGATTTTGCGCGTTTCGTCGTCATCGTCGAACTGAAAACCGGCTGTTGCTTCGGTGCCCAAAAGGTTGTCGTCAGAAACCGCAGCAGCGTCACTCAGCCCAGAATTGTCCCCGTCCTCAACCAGCACAGCAAATGTTGCGTCAGCATCGGCCACGGAACCAATCGCAATGGCAAACTCCAGCGAACGGAAGCCTTGCATGTCGATAATTTGACTGACTTGAGCAGTGTTATCAGCCACAGAAACTGGACTAATTGCGCGTCGTACCTCGACGTTGTTGTGTAAATCTCGCATATTTTTACCCTCAATTTAAAAATTAAACCCGTTTGGGGCACCGTAGCACCCCAAAAAACACACCATTAAGAGGCCGCAAACTTCATCAGCTTAATAGCTTCAAAGTTTTTAACACCGCCGCCTACACGCTTGGTTGTGTAGAATTTGACCCAACCTTTTTTGGTGTACGGATCGCGTAAAACTGCAACGCCTCGACGGTCCACGACCTGATAAGCTCGATTGAAGTTAGCAAACGCCAAGCTATAAGAGTTTGCCGCAATATCTGGCATATTATCTTCAATGTCAACGCCGTAACCTAGAAGCGTAGATGCAACTCCTTCCTGAAGGCCAGGTGTCCACAAGTAAATGCCTTGGCCGTCCTTGAACTTGCGTATAGTGCTAAGCGTTAAATCGTTCATCATCCAGCTTGCGCCGTTTCGGTATCCTCTTTTAAGAGTATGAACCAAATCAACTAGCTCGTCGGATGGATTAGAACCCTTGAACGCACCAGCAGCACCAGATGCTTTGTACCCGATGTTGCCCCAAGTATACGAGCTGTTAGCAACGTTAGTGTAAGACAAAATACCGCGTGGCGATTTAATGCCTGTGCCAGTGATGAACGCCGCAGCTTCACCTTCCGTGAAAGCGACATTAACCTCATCGGTCAACCAACCCTCAGCATCAATAAAAGCATCCTCAAGCGAGTCTGCTGTTGCATTTGGTTCGGCGTAGATTTTGCCTGGGGTAATCTCGATCTCTTTTAGAGTCGGAGATGAAGTTTCGCCTCCGGTATCGGTTTCACCTTCCCAACCATAACCAGCACCGCCAACGTTCACGAGCTGCTTCCAGCTAGTCCCGCCAATGGTGCGAACGTTCGCCACTCGACGCATGGCAACATCTTGAGCCAAAATACGGTCAATTTCAGAACTCATCTCGTGAGTCATGAGGTAGCCGCCATCTGGATCCGAGTTGCCAACAAAGGCTTTTTTCTCTAGATCTTTCAATCCGTCTTCATGTCCTTTACGCATGAACTGACCAAAAGCCTTCTTGTGCTCTGCACGCTCTTCTCCATACTCGCACTCTTGAGCACTCGGACGGTTAGTTTTCTTCTCTAGCTTGTCTAAAGAAGATTTAACCACTTCAAGCTCAGACATTTTTGAATCGAGCTTTTCGAGCTTTTCAGTAACCAGAGGATCAACTACACCCTTTTCCTCGAGCTGTTTCAGCCGCTCGTCGTTCGTCTTTTTGTACTCTTCGTACGCGTTGCCCATCTTTTCGATGGCCGTTTTTAATTCCATATCCATTGCGATTACCTCGTTTAACTAAAATATTTATCAATAACACTAATGATTTCCTGATCGTCACAACCAGATTTAAGCGCAGGATCGTCGCAACCCTTAAGAGCGCCATAGCCGCCGGACATAAATGCCCTAGCCGCTTTTTTAGAGAATCCTACATCACGCAAGACTCGCTCTAAATTCTTTTGCACCGGCAATCCCCCAGCCCGCAGCGCAGATTTTACGTCCTGCACTCGTGCCTCGTCGTTTGATGGGACTGTGACCAGCGAGATTTCAATCAATTCAATTTCTTTCAGCATCCAGGCAGCTTTATCTTCATCATAATCATAATCTTTCAGATAATATCCAATGGACATGCCCGATACGCTTTTCGCTTTCATGTGACCGTGTGCCCGTTTCGCCACCGGATCTTCATCCACCAGCAGCCGACCCTCGACGTAAAGCCCGTGGTCGTCTTCTTCCACTTTTGTGTAAACGCCTATGGGCTCATCCATTTTGTGTTGCCACAACATCGCTGGCTGCCGTCCCTTGGAGTGCAACTCCTCTAAAGATTTTGAAAAAGCACCCTTCACAACTATGTCATTATATGAGTCTTTTACCCCGAAAACGGAACCATACGCCGAAAATTCACCGTCGTTATTGACAGTTTTTATCTGCAATGGTGCATCAAGTCGGTTCTTTTTCAGCATCGCCTGTGTCCTCACTATCTATCATATTCAATGGCACGTAATATTCGTCCCCACCGTCCCTTGGGTTCAGATCCTCGAGTGCTCGTATTTCGTTCGAGGACATGGACCCCAACTCGAACAACGTCCTGTAAAAATTCGCCCTCGAGGACATGTCCCCGCGCAAAAGGCTGTTGACGTTGAATTTAGCATAATAGCGCACTCTTTCGCTTTCTTTTATCAGCTGGAGCAACACCCGCTGCTCGATGCGCCTAATATAAGGCATCAGCGAATAAACCACGAACTCTAACCCTTGGTGCTCGATGTTCGTAAACGTGGCGCGCTCCAAATCCCCAATCATATGAGGAGGGACGCGGAAAATGCCGGCAATCTCCGAGCGTTGAAATTTCCGAGTTTCCAAAAATTGAGCATCATCCGAGTTCAGCCCAACCTGAGTCCAGGTTAAACCACCTTGCAAAATGGCAGTTTTGTGTGAATTTTCCGACCCTGAGTGCAATAAATTCCACTCTTCACGCATAGTTTCTCGATCTTCTTTTTTAATCACTTTGTCGGTTGAAAGGATGCCTCCTGGCTTGGCACCATTCGAGAACATTTTCGCGCCATGTTTTTCCGTCGCCATGCCCAACCCGATAGATTCCCGAGCGTGCGTGATGTTGGAAACACCCGTAAAACCATCGAGCGTTAAATTTTTAATGTGCAAAACCTGATCAGAGTCCAAAATATCTTTTGTGCCGTTGGGGAAAGTGATTTCATACACGATGGAATAATCTTCCATTTGCTTCGGCTCAACCGCACTCGGTTGAAGGGGCAAAAGCTCCATGACCTGGCCGCTGACACTCGACCGATTCACAAAAGCGTAAAAATTCCCAGCCAAACATATATGAGCTATGCACATTTCCAGAAATTCTTGCGCGGTTTGGTACTCGTTCGGTGCGTCGTGCAATATTGTATACAAAGGGTGTTTTCTTGCCTTTTCTTTCGATCCTTCCCCAGTCCTCAAAAACAAATTCAACGGCAGCTGCCCAATGCTTTCGGCCAAAACCTTTACGCACGCGAACACGGGTGCGAATTTCGACGCTGTGTTTGCGCTGACGGCGACGCCACTTGCCACGTCGGCCGCTTGCAAATAAGCCGATAGCTCACGACTGGTGGATATGGTCCTGCCTCCATCCGATTTTTTCAAAAAGTTAAATAGCACTATGCTCCCCTCGATGCGGCAACGACGCTGTAACCAATTAAACAGACTCCTGAGACAATGAACGCCATCGGCTCATAAATCTGGTGGCACCCCCACGACAATAGTCCCAGTCCTGCCAATCCCGCTGAATCTATAACCATCCACTTCACAATATAAAAATCCCCACGCCGTCTTCTTCCTCGTGGTGCATGGCTCTGGCCATCGCGTTAATCAGTCCAACAGCGCCGTCAATCTTTTTGTCTTTGTGCTCTTTCGTCGGTCTCACTATGTCGTCTGAGCCACCCATGAATTTCCCTGTAACGTTGGCAATGCACCAATCCAATATTGGGTTGCCGTCGTGATGGATTCGGCCGCCTCTGATTGCCGCTTCCAATTCCTTCATCGGGTCTGACATGTCGGTGAAATTCTGCCGCACTATCACGGCCTCTAATCCCTCGTCATCCAATTCATGCAACAAGCAAGTGGCGCCATGCGGATCGACTCCCAACTGAGTGACTGGGCTGATTTCGTTTATTTCCAAAATGTCCTTCAACACGGCGCGGTAATCCATCTCGGCACCGTCGATGACCGTCAGGTGACCTTGCCGCTCGAAATTGGAATAAACCATCGACAACCTTTTGTTGTCACTGTACACGATCGTATCCCTAGGCACATAAAACCGTGGGCATTTTACGTAGTAGTGCCTCACCCCGTCCACCATTTTCGGGAAAACAACCACCAGCGCGTTCAGGTCCGTTTTCGCAGCCAAGTCAATTCCGATAAAGCACGACTGCATTTCAAAATCATCGCTGTGCAAAATTTCTTTGCAACCTTTCCACTTCTCAAAATTGAAGTAGGCGGACCGCGCATGCACCCACACATTCAGGTGCTTTGTTTTGAACGCTGGTTGCTTGGTGGTGTTATTTACTGCATCCCTTTGTTCGTTGACCAGGAATTTGGAATGAACGGACACCCCATAATTTGGGTTCGCTTTCATCAAAGCCTCTGGCTCAGTCCAATCGTCGTCCTCGTCAATGCCCCAAATCCAACCAAACAGCCGGTCGTTGGGCAAATTCCCATTCAGCATTTCCACCACTTCGGCGCGCTTCTCAAAGCACGGTCCCTCGATGTTCGATCCCGCTGTTGTGATTATAAAAAGCACGGGCTGTTTTCTTGCACCCATGCCGGTGCGCATCGTGGAATAAAGCGCATCCGTTTTGTGCTCGTGATACTCGTCGATCAAAGACAGCGAAGGACTCGACCCATCACCTGGGTCCCCAATTATGGGTTCAAATTTACTCCCCTGGTCTGGGATGACGATCGTTTTTGCGTTCACTTGCACGCCGAACGCCGTCGCCAATTTCGGTGTTTTTGTTATCATTATTTTGGCGGGCTTGAACACTTCCCAAGCTTGCTTTTCGGTGGTGGCTCCGCTGTAAACCTCAGCTGCAAATTCCCCATCAGCACACAACCCATATATCCCGACGCCAGCAGCCACAACCGATTTCCCGTTTTTGCGCGGAATTTCCCAGTACATTTCTAGGAAACGTCGTGCGCCGTCCTCTTTGCACTTCCACCCGAATCCAACCGCCAACCCGAAAATTTGCCACGGCTCGAGCTTTATCAGCATCCGCTTAAACGCCCACTCTCCCTTAGTATGCGGCAAAAGCTCGATAAATTCAACAATATCTTGTGCTGCCTCCTCATCAAAATAAAACGGGTAATCGTCGTTCGCCGATTGCATGAGATCGTTCAGGTGCCGTCGGCACGCCATCTTCACCAGTCGGCACGCTGGTATCAGGTCGTCCAAAACCTTCTCCGCGAAAAGCTTCGCAGTTTCAGCAGCGTAGGTCATTTTTTGAATTTCTCAAAAGCGTTGGCCTCTTTTTTAGGTTTCACCCCAATTTTTGCACGCGAAGAAGGGCACAGGTACAAATCCCTTTCCAACGTCCGCATCGTTTGCATTCTGTTGATTGGAAAATTATTCACCTTCTTCCTGAATTCGGCTTCCAGCAAACAGTATCTGGTTAGTTTGTTTGCGTCGGCGGCGTTGTAAATTTTGGACGGCTCCATGATCTCTTTAATTTCATTCCACACTTCCACCGCAGCAGGGAAATCTGCGAGGTGGTCTGGGATTTCTGGATATTTGTCATCGAGTTCCAACACTCCTTCCTCTCGATCCCTTTGACGGGTCGGTCTGTATGTCCCGTTCTGCTTGTGGATTTCTACTGGCAGTGCCAATGTCATTTTTGTCTCCTGTTTAGATCGTTTTTCGACCTATTTTTCAATTCCACGGTTTTGTGTCAAATTTTG